GATTGTGTAACTGCACCAAATATAAAATTAGCTGTTTCGTCTTCAAGAACTAGATTTCTGTATTGACCATATAAAGTACTTGAAGGTGAATATTGGGGAATACCTGAATTGTAAGCTACAGATCCTGAACCAAGTCTATTGGCGTATCCAATGTAAAATTGGACAGCAGCATTTGTAATAGTAGAAGCTGTGTTATACGAAGCCAATACGTAATCACCCTGTAAGCTAGCTTCTTGAGTTGAACTAGTAAAAAATGTAGTTAAGTTATAAGTATTATTAGTCCAACAAGGAGCAGTTACAGACTCGGCTGAAACCAAAAAATCTTCTGGGGTAAATCTTTTAAATGACATATATATTAGGCTGAAGTTTTAGTTACTGTTATAGGAATTGTAATGCGGGCTCCTGAATCTCTACCTACTACTGTTAAAGTAGCTTGTAGGAAATTATTTGAACCAAACAATGTATTTACAGTGGTTGCGGTCATGTTGATTGTAGTACCAATTACTGTCTTAGACACGTTTGTTCCAAGTGTAGTTGTAGAATTTAAAGCAGTAGCGTTAGGTGTATTAATACCTACCCCGTTAAACACACTCATTGTTCTAACATCGGATATAGTAGCTGTGTACCCTGAGGCTTCAAATACTGTATTGTTACCTAGATAGTTTAATGTTTGAGGGGTAATTGCTAATGAAGCACCTTGTTTTAATGTAATAGCAGAATATCCTAAGTTAAGGACCGGCATTTTAGCTGTTCCTCTAGGTAAAGTAGTTAACACATACTTCATTTCTTGTGTTACTAAAGGAAAAGCTTCTAGTAAAGGCATATTTTCAATGGCTTGACCATAAAAAGCAGAACCTGAAGGATTAGTAGGATTATATAAAGTATAATCTATTTCATCATCAGATAAAGCAAATTGAGTAATTCTAAAAGAGCCATCTCCTCTAGCTAATAGTTCTCTACCTACATCGGTTAATATAGCGTCTACTGTTACTACTGAGTTATTTAAATATCCCATTGTTTAAAAAGTTGTTTGATTGTGATTATAAATATATGTAATTTTGGTTTTATTATGTCTTGTTTGAACCATATGTTTTAGTTATGGTTTGGAAATTTTCGGTAATTGTAGGAGAAGGGAATTGAGTTGTAAAAGCTCCATTTTGTATTCCACTAAAACTGGTACTATCACTTCCCGAAACTATTAAACGATATGAGTTTATAGGAGAGGACCATATTAGGAAACCACCCCTAGCAGGATAACTTCCATTTAAAGCAGTAAAGTTATAAGATTTGTCTAAATGTAAATAAGCAGTAGTTGAGATTATACTTCCACTTATAATTTCAATAGGAGGAATATAGGCTGATTGGGAGGCCTGTGTTAAAGTTCCACTAGCAACAGGTCCTAAATTATCATAAAAAGATATAAACCATCTATTAGTTATCCCTAAACTACTAGTAATGTTAGATAACATATCTACAGTTAGATAACGTATACTACTTGTAGTTTCAAACCCCTCAGATGTAGTAGTTACCCCCAATGAACCTGTATTCATAGAAACAAATGTTCCCACAAGAGTTCCATTACTATAATTTAATGCCCAATTAGTAGGATTAAAATCTAAAGGAGCTTTAGGAAGATAATACGTAGACAAAGCAGGTATCTCAGTTCTATCATATACAACACTTAATTGGGTTCCTAGTTTCCCACCAGGAGCATAAGGTGTAGGATATATAGTAGTACCTTCAGTAGATTTTGCTAAAGAAGCATTGGATCCACTGACATAACCAGATAAATTAGCTTCAACTATAAAAGGATAAGCCGGATTACTTGGTTGTATTACATTTACACTATTTTCTGAATTGACTATTAAAATATTACCTAAACTAATTGTTCCACCATTTACATATTCGGGATATCCCCCACCCATCCAATCAAATTCATAAATGCAAGTATCGTATACATCTATTGAAGCCTGAGTAGTACTTCCACTCCCTGTATTAGGTATATTATAATTATCACTTGTATTTTCACTTCCGTTATATCTTGGATTTATAATTCTGAGAGTGGTATAATTTGAGTCTGGGGTAGAAGCAGGAATAGCCGATCCTGACATTATAGCTTGATAATTGACAGGAATAGCTTGATCTGAAATATAATCTGCTACAAATTTATTAGAATTATTGGGCCTTCCTGTGGGTGCATTGTTTAAAAGAACATTATAATCTGAACTTTGAAAAGTAATTTCAGCAGTGTAGGGTTCTATAACTACTGTAGCTCCGCTTGTTGAGCTATTATTAGTTCCTGTTCCCCCAGCAGGTATTAAAGTTAACAAACTATAAGTAGAATATTCAGATACACTAGCTATAATAAAATTTGTAACTGTAGTACCATTTAATGGAGAAGTATTAAATCTAACAGCATTACCTATTTGTAAACGAGAGTTTACCCCATTACTACTTTGATGGTGTATTAAAGCGTATGCTGCTCCTTCTGGTAATTGTGGCATATATTTATATTATTTTAACTATTTTAAAATGAGGAATCGGGAGTAACAAACCCCCCACTACTTCATCCAGGAGTATAATCCTCAGGAATACTAGGTACTGCAAAATATATAATTAAATCCCCAGCAATCATATTTGATCCTGAATTAAAGAATTGTTGGAAGGATTGATTAGTATTATTTTTTAATGTAACATTATATGTTAGAAACGTATTATCAGGCTGTTTAAATATATTAGCTGAGTTTAACTCACCATTAGTAACAACAAAATTAGATCCACTAAATTCTCCATTGTAAAATTCATCTTGGGATGAATGAACTTGATTTACTACTCCTGAGGGTATAACAATACTTTCAGAATAACTTTGTGTTACCCCATAAACATTGTTTAAGTAATATGGATTAGTGTCTAGTGAGTTATATTGGTTTACAGTTCCACCTGCACCCCCCGAAATGAAAGCAGTATTAATAGAGCCGCTATAATCGTATCTTGCCCACCCTACTTCGGGTTGTGGGTATTTGTTTCTTTCAAGTAAATGTTGCTTAATTACAACTCCTGCAGCTAAACTAGATCTAGCAGGAGTAAAATCTTTGACCATTTTGAATAACGAATTATCAAAGAATTTTATAAGTCTAATATAGTCGTTTAAGTCATAATTGCCTGTGTATTTTTCAAAATAAGCATTTCTTAAAGTATCTAAATTAGGGTATGAAGTTTCTTCATTAAAGCGTTGTCTTGGATCTCCAATATATTCTCCCATATTAAAGAAACCAAGCTGTGCCATTATATCATCATTTATCTCGTTTTGTGGAGAAAACGCTACTTCAGTATAGGCTAAATTGTCTGTATAGCTTCCTGTAGATTGACTAGACTGTTGAATTGATATATATTGAGATAAAGTACTACCTGTAGGAACTATAGTAGGTACTATTTGTATTTTGTTTGTTACTATATTTTTTATACCTGCGGGGGGCTGATCTAAAAATATAGATTGAGTATTAGGGGCGAATGCTGGGGTAGTATTGAATGTAAAATTACTATTACTTGCAAATGATGAAGTAGTAGCCCAAGATCCTGTTATTTTAGGGTGTATTGAAACCGAACCAGTATATAATTCTCCACCTAAAGATGCTCTGAAAGCAAGTTGATTTGGTCCTTGATTTGTCTCATTTCCTTCAATGGAATTAGGATTCATTACATAATCATCAAATACGCTTTCGCTTATGCGAGTATTGTAATATCTGATTTCTTGGAATGAGCCTGAAAAAGAATTTAAAGTACCAATACCTGAAGCATTAACAGCTCCCCAAAAACCTTGTATACTATTAAACCAAGGTTCATCACTTCCTGTTACTGAACTAGAAGCTTGGAAACCTATTTGATTTCCATCATATCCATTATATATTGAATTTTTGACATATAAACTAAAATTAGCTGTTACTCCTGGGTTGGTAGCATTTCGGGTTATCATTACTGACCACCATTCTCCATCAAAAAATGGTAAATACACACTAGCAGAAACATTAGGGAAACTACTAGCCCAAGGAGCAAAATCTAATTTAGCATATTGGTAATATGGATTTAGGGTTGATCCTGAATATGAAGCACTAGTATAGCCTGATCCTGTATATTTTAAGGCTATAACCATTCCATAGTCCCCATAAAATATACTTTGAGAATAAGGAATACTAGAAGTAGGTAAACCATTGGTTTTAAATCTAAATGCTATTGTGGATGGAGGATTTATATTCCCGGGCACCCCCCAATTTTCATTTAAATCCCAATCGGTAGTTATATAGTTATTTCCATCCTGTGTATAAGCATAGTTATATTGGGTTTTCCAATAATCCCAATCGTTTGAATTATCTTTGTTTTTACCCCCAAATTCAGCTACTCTTAAGATAGTATCAGGAATGCCATAGGATGTAATTAAATCTTGTAAACCTGCTGTTGTACCTTTTTTCTTAAGTAATAAAGGCAAATTATGGTATAAACGCTTGTAGAATGATTTTTCTATATCGTTTAAAGGTACTACTGTATTAGATGCTGATATTTGTGTATTGACATATTCAAAGCCTGTTGGGGTAGGTAAAGAACCAGTCATATTAGGGAAAGGGAATTGATTTCCACCTGGTGTTAAACCTAATAAGCCGGTATACAAATCTGCGGAACCAAAACTACTTTCGTATATTTTAACCCCCAAATCGCGTAACACATCTGCTACTAGATCTTTAGATACACCATATTGTAGTCTATTATCAGCATTCCATTTGTTTGTAACATCTTGATAATATATCCAAATGTTATCAAACATTTCACCTAACATTTCTACAAATAGCTCGTATTCGGCATTTGTAGTATCGTCTTTTAAAAACGAAGGAATAGCATTAACTAAAGAATTATTATTATTTCTATCGTATTCTTCGGCTACAGCAGATTGAGATATAAACCAAGTATATCCTGCCCCAGTAGAAACATTAGTATATGGGTTTATATTTCCGGTTTTAGGCCAAGCTGTTGAACCTGACTCGTAGTATAAGTAATAGTCATAACCATCAAATGTGGTTATGATTTCATTGATTTTGGCTTGCCAAATACTTCGGCTTGAAGTTACATAAGGATTAGCAACTTGAGATAAGCTAGCACTGTATGTATATTCTTCGATTAACTGAAGTTTGTAATAGAAGTTTTCTAAACGAGTTTGAGCCGAAGAGAGATATATAAAATTAGTATAATCTGAATAATCAACGTTGATTTCAATTCCTCTTTCGGCTAAAATACTATTAATTTGATATTCTAGATTGGTAGAACCCGTAGCGTATGAAGATGGGGTTAAACTACCATATGTAACATAGTCTGTAGAATTGTTAATTTCATCTTTAAAAGCTAAATTAAAATTAGGACCTTTTAAATAAGTAAATTCATCTAGGGGCTCAAATACCTCTACAATGTTTATATTGTATGCTACAGATTCTGCTACTTGTGTTATAACCCAACATTCACTCTTTATATCAAATTCTAAAGGAAGAGGCTCGTATAATTTGATTAATACTGTAGGGTCTTCGGGGTTAGAATTATCTAATAAAATGTTATTAGCTATTACTAATTGATTATTTCCGAAATTTAAATAGAAATCAAAATATGTACCTGGATTGTTTTGGATTTTACTTAATAAAGCATTTGCTCCAGCAACAACCTCAGCATTAGGGATTTGGGTAGTGTTTAATCTAATTTCGGTTCCATCTGAACTTATCTCATCAATATAGTATCTTTGAAAGAATGAACTTGAAACTTCATTATTAATAAAATTGTATACTACATTGTATTGCCCAATATCAAAACCAGCACTTCTTAAATCATTTTCGGGGTCTATATATACTTCTTGATCTATTAAATTATACCCTTGAAAATTTATTTCACTAGCAAATACCACATTGCCATTTAAATCATATATAAAATAAGTTACATAATTAGTAGAAGGATCAAAAGTGGGCTCAACTGTAAAATTTGATATAAGACTAGTATCCTGAGTAGAATAATCTTGTAACTCAAACGTTGTTGGATTTATAGGTAATATAGTTGTAGTTTGAGACATATTTTATCTGTATCTGGTTCCGGTATAAATAATTCCTTTAGCTTCTAAAGCTTCTAATGCTATTCGAGCTGCTCTTCTTCCTCCTCTTAGATTCTCCAAGAAAGTATCATCTACAGTTTGGACTGCAGATGGAGATGGAGGAATAGGGGCAGGTGCGGGTTGTGGTTCGGGTGTAAACACTTCTATTTTAGGTATATCTATTTTTGGTAAATCAATACCAACGGGTAATTGTATAAGTCTTTGTTGCAAATCCAAATTTTCTTGACGTAGTTCTGTAACTTCATCTATTAAAGCTTGAATTTCATCATTTAGTATATTACTACTACCTATATAATCCTCACTGGTTTTTACAAGGTATTCATGAGAATTGGTTTCTCCAAATTTAGGTATATCAAAAAATAGTTCTTCATAGTATGAAAAAAATTCATCTATAGAAGGTAAAAATGAAGCTGTAGGGGATAAAGCCGGAGGCTGAACTAATTGAGTAAACGAAGTATCAATTACCTTTTGGTATTGAGTTTTTTCATATACAGTTTTAGTTAAATCTACTAGTTGACGAGCCATTACCCATTAATAACTTTAAAGTTGTAATTACTATCTAATACTAAAGTTGTTCCTGCTATAGTAGTTTGTAATAATATAGTATAATACCTTTCAGGCTGCAAACCATTCATATATACTGTAAAATAGCTACTAGTGGAATCTGCACTTATTTGAGTATAATTTGAATCAAAATCTACTACATATTCGTTTGTATCTAGATCTTTTATAGCCCAATACGATGCTGTTGGCAAATAGTAGTTTGTAGTATAAATAGAAGCGGTTTGGAATACTATAGGAGGAAACTGAGGTCTACAATCTACTCTAAATTGTTGAATACTTTGACTATAAAAGAATCCACCATTGTTGATAATAGAAGCATATACTTGGGATGTTCCCACTATAGTTTGTGTAGATGACCCTGTATTCCATACATAATCTCTCCATCTAAATTCTAACTGAGGAGGGTAAATAGTATGGGTATCTACTGAATAGTATTGTAAAACAGGTTGAGTATTTTTGTTTTGGTTAAATTCTACATAATAGTTGCCTGTAGCATCTTCGTATGAATTGTATCCTTCCCATTTAACTAAAAATCCATTATTAACAATATTTGTATAGGATCCTGTTAAATTTTTAGAACTAGTATACCAAGCCTTAACTGTATCAGTAACTATAACGTTTAAATCTTTATCACTACGATAAGAAAATGTTTGCGTTTGTACTATATCTAAACCAGGTAAACTAGATCCAGTATACCAAGTTCCACCCCCCGCATTGCTACCCGAATATGAAGCAGTAACATAAGCCCCAAATCCCGAAGTAGCCCATTGAGCACTTCCTGATTGAACTTGGTATTGCCAACTTACCCCATTTGTTACTATAGGACTATCTAAATATTTTCCTGTACCCATTCCCCAAGCACCTGATACAGGATAGATGTATAAGCGAGTATCTAAGTTAATGCCTTGGGCGGTTGCTATGTAATTACGCAAATAAGCATCCCATTGGACTCCTTTTATTTTACCATCAATTACATTATCAATTTCGTCTTGATCAAATTGTACTAAATACCTAGAAACTTGAGGAAAACTATTTAAAGCAAAATTAAGGTTGCTTATTTCAATAATTTCATCAAGTCCAGTATTCATCTGTGGAAACAGAGAATACATTGTAGCATCTTGAGAGGGGAATAATTTATATACTGCCATAATATTAGAATGATACTACTCTACCTTGAATGTCTTGATTTGGATATTTTACTTCAAATATCATAGGATCAAGTGAGGGGTATACTGTTCCACTTAAAGTTGCACCCGCAATATCGTAAGCAAACTCACTATATCCTAGGTTAACTCCTACTTTATTTGATATTGTTATATTTTTAACTGTTTGAACCCCTTCTATATTATCTAAAACTACATATAAATCTCTTAACACAATAGGTTCATTTATCTGCCAGTTTTTGATTGCAAAAAAATCTTGTAATGCTAATATACATTTAGTTAACACTTCATTTGAATTATAATTAGGTAATACTATAATATCAAAATTTACACCAATATTGATTATAAATGCATCTTTTATACTTATAGAATCGTTTACCATTCTATATTGTGATAAATAAGTAGATAAATTTTGTTTTAATGCTTGAGAAGCTGTTCTTAATTTACTGTCTACATCAAAAGATAGCACATATAAATCAAGTATAGAAGCGGCTTGCCCCGAAGCAGCTGATTGTGCTTTTGTGGGTTCAATATATGCTTTTGATATAACCCCAAATTTAGCAGGCATTGATAGTGCCCTTACTAAATAATCGTCTTGGGTTACATTTCGAAGTTGTGTTGCAAAATTTGCTGAGGAGTTTTGCCTAATTTCTTCTATTGTATCTCCATCTCCCCCTCCATCTGCTGCTGTTAAATTATTAACCGCTAAAGAATTAAATACATAATCCGCCGTAACAGCTGCTAAATTAGTATTTATAAATGTGGGGGTGCCTGAGGTTATAGAGGTTATAGTATTAGCTGGAGAATTTGAGCCCACCCCTCCTCCCGTTAAATATCTAACTGTTAAAGTTGTATTTGATGGGGCTATGCCATAAGTTTTAGTGAATATAAAATTTGAAGGAGCATAAGCAGTTGTTAACTTATCTATTTCAAATGGTAAACCTAAACCTACATTATCAGGGTTTGGTAATATTTCTTCATCTGTATCTGCAGATGTTCCTGCCCCAAATTGCAATTGTAAAGTAGTTGAATTTAAAAAACGAGTTGTAAAACGTCTTTGAACTGCTTTTAACTGAAGTAAGTATGGAGTATCTCCTGAATACTGAGATAAATTTGGGTCGTTTGTATTAGTATTTTTAATTGAGTCAAATACTGTGTCTTGGGCTAAATAATCTACTTCATACCATTGATTTCCATCACTATCAAATACATCTAAAATTCCTACAATATTATTAGCTGCTAATTCAACTGTTGAAAATTGTTCAGGAATGCCAAATACAAAAGTAGAGGTATTAATTGTAGAAGAAATTGCTTTTCTTGATTTTTTTAAAAGAAAATATGTAGGATTATTACTTCCATCTACACTATATACAGTAACTTCTGTTGGATCACCTGATGAAGATACACTAAAATCTATTGGATCTTGAATTATAAATGAAGTACTACCTGAAGCTATAGATGTAACTATAGTGTTAGCGGGGATAAATAGTGAATAATTAAAATCGGGTGCGAGACTGTTAGCTTGGACTTGTTGATAAAAATCTAAATCAACAGTAGAAACTTGAGTTACATTTGGTTTGTAACCAAACATATACGCTAACTCGTATAGATTATTTGTTTGACGAGCATATTGTAAATATGTTTCTTGAATTTGATTATCAAGATAAAAAGATAAAACATCACCTACATAAGCTGCCATTTCCATAAACATCATACCTGGTGATGATGGAGTAAAGTCATTGTATGTAGTAGGAAAATAAGTACGAGCATAGTTAATTAAACTAGCTCTTAACTCGGTAAAATCCTTATTTATGTATTGTATGTTACGTCTTATTGCCATTAGTTAAATGCTATTTCTAAATCATCAGTTATTCCCATGTCTTGTATACTATAATTTATAGATACTATTAAAGTATTATAATCAGGATCTTGTAATACATCTAATTTATTTACTATTACATTAGGGAAATTAACATCCAGTTTAGATTGTATATTTTCCTTTAATCCTTCTACAGTGTTATTACTTATTTGTTCAAAAATGAATGATCTTAAACCACCACCAAATGTAGGATTTAAATATCTTTCCCCAGGTTCAGTTAAAAAGAAATCTATTAAGTTAGTTTTAATAGCGTTTTGGGTAGTATAAGTTGTTCTAAACACCCCAGGAGCATTAAAAGGAATAGCCACCCCAACCCCAGTTCCGGGTTTAGTATCTATGGGGAATATCCTTTTAGCTCCAAATGCCATTATTTACCTCCTTTCATTAATCCCATTATCATATCTAATCCTACATTCCCTGAGGGTAAAGATGAGCCTTCACCGGCTGTATCCATACCTGGTCTTACTTGTAAAGTATTACCTACAGCATTGCTAGAATTAAACGATAAAGTATCCTGTCCTGGTGTAAAATCCCCCATTATAGCTTGCATCATTGCTCGTTTATTAACCGAAGGAGCGGATGGAGTAATAGGAGATTGAATTTGTTCTGTAACTACAGCGGTTTTAGGGGCACGAACTGCTTCTAGAAGAATATCTTTTAATTCTTCTTGAATCGCTTCCTTTACAGCTTCTTTAATGATTTTTTTAAAGTCTTGGGTTTTCATGATTATAAATATTAAATTAGTAAGCTCTTAAACCATTTTGGTCAATAATAAATTTAAGTTCGTCAATTAGAGTTTGATTGTTAGTTGTAAATGATAAAGGGGTTTCAAGTAATTTAATCCCATTAGTGTTTGATGCTACTGCTTTTCTACGAGTTACAGTAGGGGTATATTGTTCTTCTTCTATTTGTATTACAAATCCTTTATAATTACCACTATTTACATCAGATTTAACCTGAATTTCAGATAGAGTTCTGACTGTATTAGAAATAGGGACTACTTGAGAATTAGGAGCACAAAATGATATTAATATATCAAGTTGATTTAATATCCTAACTACTTTATTTATAGTAGATGTAACAGCCGCAATTGGAACTGCTGTGGAATTTAATGCCCCTTGATTTTTTTCTATAATAGGAATTACTTTATCGTCTAAAGTTTCTAGATCATTTAAAATAGCAGGAACAGAGCCTGGGGTTATGGGTAAAACTTTAGCAGCAGCTGATAATCCTATTTTAACACTTTCTATTATAGTAGACAATTGGCTTAAAGCATTTGTTATATCTTGGGTAATACCAATACTAAAATTTAACCCGTCCAACCTAGTACCTATACTATTTAATTGATTTACAATGTTATCTCTGGTTTGTATTAATTGGGCTAGTTCGGATGGGGCGGGACAATATTGTTGCTTTAATTCTTCTATCTGCTCAGGAGTAGTAGCTTGAGCTTTAGCTTCTTCAAATTGTCCTATAGCATACTGCCTAACCATAGATACAAGTTTAGGTAAAATTAATTGAAGTATTTTTTTACCTAATGTTAATATACGTTTACCTAATGCTTGCTTTCCTTTAGGTTTTAATTCTTGAGGAGTACTATCTTCTACTACTTTAGGATCGACCTGTTGAAGTGTAGTATTTTCTTGGGCTTGTTTTCTTGCAGCCGCTTCTTCTTGTCTTTGAACCTCTACTTGCTCAGGTGTAAGCTTAATCATTTTATATAGTTTTTACAGTTTTAGATTTTAAACCTTCTAGTTGATTAAGCAAATTAGTAATAGTAATATTAGTTAAAGCTGCTTGGGTGTTAGTTGGGGCTAAGGGAGTGCCGGGTGGTACCCCTACTTGTGTTGAAAGAATATTAGTTAATGTTTGTAATTCTTTTAAAAGAGTTTTTAACAATTCAATAGTTGAATCCCCCAATAAAACAGATTCACTTGCAATTTTACTTCCTAAAAACACTCCACCACCATCCGAAACTGGATATGTGCTTAAAATTATGGGTTGAGTCGTATCAAAATTTATAGATTCAACCGAATTTAAATTTATAGATTTTTTAGAAGATAATAATAAATGGTCTTCTGTAGTATTAAATACTAATCTACCCGAATTTAATATTATCTGTCTCCCAGCGTACTGATTAGGAGCAGTAGGTTTAGTTTTATAGCTGTAATAGATATTTGTACTAGAAACTTTTATAGGAATTTTTTGAGTAGAAGTTAAATAGATAGAAGAATCATCATTATTTATATTTTCGGTTATGGGAACCCAACCTTCATTGGTTTGAGTACCTTGCCCATTTCTTAGGATGATTATAGGGTCTCCATCAGTTCCTGTTGATGACCATTCATTTGGTTCTATTTGCCCTTTAACTGTTGAACCAAATCTAATACTATTACCCCATCTTCCCTCTATAATTCTATCACCTTCAAATGGTAAAAGTGGATGGATGTTTGCCCTTTCTTTAAAAGTTCTACCCAAAAATATTTCAGTAGATTGATCTGTAACTCGTCTAACACTTCCTACTTGGGTTTGTTCATAGTCTTTTTGTTGGGAAGGAGGTAAAATATTTGAATTTTGAGGAAAAGCATTGTGGTGGGGATGATTCCAAATCCCAACAGTATTAATATAATATTTAGTTTTAGAAGTAGTAGTGTCCCCTATTTCAGTGTTTGGTAAAGATAATATATAAACTATTTCATTTATAAGAGGAAAGTTTTTTAAAGAAGAATCTAAGGGCTTAGCTGTAAGATATTTTTCTTGAGGGGAAGAAGGATTTTGAACATTATCATATTCAATTATTCCTAACCCATTCCATTCTCCTAATTCTTCAAATCTAGGATGAAGTTCATCTAAAACAATACTTTTTACTCTTCCTACTGCTATAAGACTTTTAAGATTTAGTCCTGTAAGTAATGCAAAGTTGTTTTCTCTAGAACTATTAACACGCGAATTAATCCCTATTAACCCTCTATCAGTTCTTTGCTTTCCCATTACTCAGGTTTAAACTTGTTTATTTCATCAAGTAATTGTTGTTTTTCTTCTTCGGATATACCCAAAGATTCTCCACCTTGATTACTCATCGCGCGTTGGGCTAATGCTGCCATTTTAATGAGTAAATCATCATTTTTAACGCCAATTTCCATATATTCCTTAATTAAGGGGACTATAAGAGTAGCGTCACCTATTTCTTCAATCATAGGTTTAAGTTCACCAATAAGCGCAGTGACTTGTTTATCTTTTTTCTTTTGGTTTTCGTATATTTCTTCTAAAATATTAGCGAATGTTTTTTTACCAAATACAACTTTATCAAATTGACTCATATCTATACTATTAGTGTGTTTATAAATATGACTTACCCAAATTTCGTATATCCGTTTTCTAAATAAAATAAATAGTTTTTCTTAAATATTAAATTTAAATGATTAGCTATTTTAGTAATACGAGGAGTTTTTACATCAATTTGTTCTCTAATATAAATGTAAAGAGCTTTTTTATTAAAAACATCAATGTCTTCTCTTTTTCTAAACAACTCTAAAATAGCATCCGCTACTTGGGCATCGTCTTTTTTAGGAAATAATTTAAATATATTATCGGTGCAGTAATCAACATACAAATCTATAAATCCTGAGAGTTTATCGTTTATTGTATCGTGGATTTGTTCCTCTAAAGAATAAGTATGGGATTCGTCTTCTTCTAGTTCTGTAATTTCAACTTTATCTATTCTGCGTTTGTAGTTTTGGGTATTATTTAATATCAAATAACGTTTTGCTATTGTTCCAAAATATGAATATGCTTTTGCTCCCTTAGAAGGATCAAATAAATGTATTTTAGAAAGAAGAAATGTTATTACTTCGTGCTGTAGATCCTCAATATTTTCAACCTCCGTATAGTAAAACTTAAAAGTATGAATTATATTTTCGGTTAATTTGAAAAAAGGATAATGAATATGTCTACTATAAATTAGACTTCGGGTGTATTCATCAGCTGTATTGTTGTATTTAACAATAGCATCCTCAGTATCCTGTGTAAAATATTGTGTACCTTTTTTAGGTTCTATTCCTATCATAATTTAATGTTGTAAGGTTTTAACATATCGCTCAATGCCTTGAGACGTTGAAAGAAAAAACCTACTTCATCATCGCTTTTAAAAGTACCAGCAGCATCTATTTTATCAATTCGTTCAGTCATAGTATAGATAACTTCTCCTAAACTATTAATATAAGTTTGGTATGAAACTATAACGTCTTGACGTTTACCTAGCTCATCTTCCTGTTTTTCAACTTTGCGTAGAAGGTTAAAGGTCGTGTATCCTAGGACCACGACCATTAACGCTAAAATTATTGTTAAAATTATCATATACTATCTAATAGATTTTTTAAACCTTCACTTTTAAGTGTACTTAATGCTTTTTGTTGTTTGTTTATAGTAGGCTTAGTGTTGTTTGGTTTAGCACTAGTATCCAATGTAAAATTCTTTTTAGGGGACTCCACGGAATTTTTAAATTTTGGCAACCACTCTCTTTCAAACTCAATTCTTGCAGCCATTAAATCTGCTTGATGCAATACAAATGGAAGACAAGTACGTGGTTTTTGTTCGGGCATATAAGTCATAAGATATTTCTTGTTACCTTCATCGTACAAACCATCGTGAGTTTGGATAGCTACCATTTCATTAAATGAATATTGAACACCATGAGATTGAAGCAGATACAAACCACGATCAGGAACCGAAGCGAATGCTACTTTGTTGTTAAACATATAGTCTTCGCCTAGTTTATCTCTGCGCCATTGATCTGTTTGGGGGACATAGGATTCGTTTGTTTCATCTCCCATTTTACCTAAATCGTGGTTAATAGCAGAAAATACAAGTTCTTCAACAGTATATGTAGTTAAATCTGCTCCCATTTCGCCCCACAAATTGTTGAGTTTAAGAGCACAATCTACAACACGATTGACGTGTTCAATATAACCTCCTGGAAATGCGTTGTGATATTCTTTCTTGTGAGCTGCTGGCATTAGAATTAGACGATCTTTATATTGCTCGTAAAATTCTAGTAGTTTCTCTTTACGGGGAGAAGATATCCATGTGTTGATGTGTTGGATAAAATAATCCCAATTTTCTTGGATTTGTTCTGCGGTAAGTTTCATAACTATTTATTTTAAATATTACTTCTCACGTTGGACCATTGTCTTAAGATCCTCAATAATACTCCCAGCGCTTTCAATTACTTGTTTGTATTCGTCTTTGCTGATGGGACGATCAAGCATTACGTACATTGTTTTTAGTTTGCCATCAAGTTTCTCTAACTTGGTCATAGCTAAGTCTTTGTTTATCATAGTTTGTTTTTTAGGTTTAATATAATGACAAAATACTAGAAAATCAAGCTTTGTTTGCAAATTCTCTAGATTTGTCTTGAATTTTTTTCAAATGGGCACATTTTTCATATTCTTCTAACCCCTCCCAATATGAAATAGCTAAATCAAAACATTTAATAAAGGTGTTGTTTGAATACATTTTAATAGCGTCTAAATGGGTAGATTTAGATATATCTACTTTTGAAATAAACTCCCAACTTCTAGTGTATATCATAGAACTAGTAATCCCTTGAACATCAACATTTTGAGGTAAAATAGTATTTAATTGAAAATACAGAGAATTACTACTAGTAATGATTTTCTTAAACATTCCTAACCAAAATACAGGTGTATTTTTTAAGTCAAAAAGCGTTTCAGTTTCACTATTAGTAAGAGGAGTATCGGAGGATTGGTCAAATAGCCCAAATATTTTATCTATGTCCATTCGTACATACATATATACATTTCTTGGAAAAGTAATATTTATTTAAGTTAGTAGGGGAAGCGGGACTCGAACCCACAACCTCGTGCTCCCAAAGCACGTAATCTAACCAATTGATATATTCCCCTATAGTGCGGTTCGTATGGGAATCGAACCCATGACCTTCGCAGTGACAGTGCGATATTGTAACCAACTCTACTAACGAACCATTGAGCGATAAACAGGACTCGAACCTGCAACCTCCGACTTGGAAGGACGATGCTCTACCAATTGAGCTATTATCGCAAATTGAGCGGCAAACTGGATTCGAACCAGCGACCCTAACCTTGGCAAGGTTATGCTCTACCAACTGAGCTACTGCCGCAACTGAGCTTCTTATCGGATTCGAACCAATGACCACCCGCTTACAAGGCGGGAGCTCTACCAACTGAGCTAAAGAAGCATTTTGTGGACCGTACCGGAGTCGAACCGATGACCTTCTGAATGCAAATCAGACGTTCTAGCCAACTGAACTAACAGCCCTTTTGTAGCGGGTGAGGGATTCGAACCCCCGATTCCTGGCTTATGAGACCTGGCGGATAGACCACTTCCATAACCCGCAATATGTTTTAATTTTTAAAAATATTTTTACCCTCAGGATTGAAATACATAAATTGATGTGTTTCTATATCTGATTGCCATTTATATTGAACAACAAGCCCATTATTGTTTTTATAACTATTGTCACCTAAATTGTGGTGAGTTTCTATTATTCTTGTTAACATTGCCCTTGCTATATCATCAGATTTAGTTGCTTGGGTACACATAATGTTTTCAGTTCCACCCCACTTAAAAAAGTACATAGTCATAAAATCAAAGTTGGGATCGACTGTATATATAACCCAATACTCCGATTGATTTAATCTTTCCCAATTTATTGTACCAAATTCAAGACGATTTCGTTCTTTGATTTCAGTAACAGTAAATCCAACCATTGGTTTTTGTGCAAACGCAGTTGAACTGAGTAACACAAATAGGATAATAAGTAGTTTTTTCATAGTTTTTGTTTTTTGTACTCCGTACGGGACTCGAACCCGTAAGCTTTCCCGTGAAAGGGGAATGTCCTAACCAATTAGACGAACGGAGCGTATTAATTGCGTCCTGAGTAGGGGTCGAACCTACGGCCTAGCGGTTAACAGCCGCTTGCTCTACCACTGAGCTATCAAGACAAATGGTACCGAAGGCGAGACTCGAACTCGCAATGCTATACAGCGCTGGTTTCTAAGACCAGTGTGACTACCAATTCCACCACTTCGGCATAAATATACAAAATAAATTTTATTTTGCCAAATTTTTTTGCGGAAGATATTGGATTTGAACCAATGAACCAGTTACCCGATTAACACCTTAGCAGGGTGCCGCTTTAGACCACTCAGCCAATCTTCCATATGGGCGACCGATGGGAATCGAACCCACCCGCACTAGAACCACAATCTAGCGCTCTACCAACTGAGCTACAGCCGCCATTTATCGGCAATGATAATCTGCCGCTTTTGTAGCAATTTGAATATCAGGTTTGACATTCACTTTGTATCCCAACGATAGGGCCCAACCACGAGTTGCTCCTATAAGTTTGTGGCTAGGTGCAATTTCGTCTTGGTTATAGTCCATATCAATTTCAACATTTATGTTGATTTGTTGGGTAAACCATTCTGCCACTTCCAATGTACGAACACATTCATCAAATAATCTTGTGAACATATCTCGCACTAGTGGAACTTTTTCTTTTGTATAGATATAGTGAACACCTCTGATACCAAAACGATATGCTATTACAGTTACATATGATGTTTCTAATCCTATATTTTGAGAATCAGTACCAATATGAACTTTTAGATTAGGATACCTTTTCATTATCTCTAAGGTATGTTCAACAACATCTATTACTCTGTTATCTACTGATTTGAACCTTTTCATTTTATTAAATTTTAGTAGCGAAAAGCAGAATCGAACTGCTAACCTCAGGGATATGAATCCTGCGCTCTAACCAATTGAGCTATTTCGCCGGGTTGCATAGGTGTAAGGATTCGAACCTCAAACTGCGGTTTTGGAGACCGTAATGATACCATTTCACCACACCTACATTATTTTAGAGGTACTGATTGGAATTGAACCAATATAAGAGCTTTTGCAGAGCTCCACCTTGCCAGTCGGACACAGTACCAAATTGTAGCTCCTAAACGATTCGAACGTTTAACACTTCGTCCGTAGCGAAGCAGTTTATCCATTAGCCTAAGGAGCCTTGTGTTGGAATAGCCGGATTCGAACCAGCGACCTTTTGAATATCAGTCAAATGCTCTAACCAACTGAGCTATATTCCAATGTGTGCCTGCAGAAGGACTCGAACCTCCGAACTCAAACGAGAACTGATTTACAGTCAGTTGCAATTGCCGCTATGCGATACAGGCGTATTTGTGTGGTGAATGGTTGGATTCGAACCAACGACGCGAGGCTCTTCAGGCCTCCGCTCTACCAACTGAGCTACATCACCAAATGAACACAATGTTGGAGTACCCATCTCGCTCCAATCTTAACTGCTTATTCGTAGTTTTACGAGGCCTCGGCAGAGGGTGCTAACTCCATATAGAGACCTGCGCTGGTCTTTGTTCCATATTTCTGTTCATTGTGTTTTGTAGTCAGGACAGGAATCGAACCTGTGAGTATAGGATTAGCGCTTAGCCTATACACATCTTATTTCTAGAGTGCGTCTACCATTCCGCCACCTGACTATATTGTCCACTCTGTTGGATTCGAACCAACTTACTCACTCTATGTTCGGGTCAGTACTAACCAGGCGACACAGAGGTCAAAGTGTTTTACCACATAACACTAAGAGTGAGTACACCTTGCTAGATTCGAACTAGCGACCCTTTGCTTGTAAAACAAATGCTCTGAACCAACTGAGCTAAAGGTGTAAATGTGACCCCATCGGGACTCGAACCCGAAACCTTCGCATTAAAAGTGCGAAGCTCTAACCAATTGAGCTACGAGGTCTTTTGTACTCCCGACAGGACTTGAACCTGTAACCTCGATGGTATAAGCATCTTGCGCTAACCAATTGCGCCACGAGAGCATAATTATGAGGAAGAGGTGAGATTCGAACTCACGGAGCTTTAACACCCTCCGGTTTTCAAGACCGGTGCAATAGACCAACTCTGCCACCCTTCCATTATGTAGTCAGAACAGGATTCGAACCTGTATGTAGATTTTGTATGTGCTTTTATCTTTGAAATCATCTACTAATTCCCGTTAATAGCGTTACACGAACCTAACGGAGCCTTACACATACTCTCACAGCGTTTACCATCCCGCCATCTGACTGTAAAAAACAATGCCCGATACGTTTCCGTTAGACCCGTGTATTCCTCAGTCCCTAGACTTCATTCGGGAGTAACTGCCACCTTTTGCGCTTTAAAGAATTCGGGGCCAGCAGCAAACTATTATGTTTGGTCTCCTTCTTCATTGTTTTTTGTAGTCAGGACAGGA